GAATGGATTTGTACTACTTCTAAACAATTAAAACAGGATGTAATTTCGACAGGTGTAAAATCACAAATCTGTTCGAAGATAGCGAGATGATGAATGAAACATATTATAACTTTATGCCTGATGCTGGTAACGACAACAGCATTGGCAGAATCGAGTTCATTAAACTTATCACTGCCTGGTGCTCCAGGTAGTTATCAATCTGATAAGTTTAGAGCTGGTGAATTAGATTGCATGAATGCAATTGGTTCAGCTACCAACTTGGAATTCGGTGTAACTGGCATAATTGATAAAGGTCGTTATGATACTATGAATAATCATTTTAATGATACGCAAACAGGTGATATCGGTGTTTATGCAAGAATTATGATACCACTTGGTAATAGAGCAAAGAGTAGAATTGATTGTAATAGATTATACGAACTTGAATTAAGAAAGAAAGTACTAGAAGTTCAAAAGCTTGAACAAGAATTAAAACAGTTAAAGGAATTGGCATTCGAGTAATGAAACAACTAATCATTGGTGTTATAGCTGCATTCTTTTTATATTGGGGCGTGTGGCCATATTTTGGAGAAAGTGAAAAATACTGGAGTAATGTAGGTCCTACATGGGATCGAATATTAAATCCATGTAAATATGAGGTTTGTGAATGATGAAATACATATATGCAATATTATTAGTGATGGCAACATGTCATCCTGTGAAAGCGAGTAATGAAGATTCAAAGAATTGTTTAAAGCTGCATGGCTACGAACAACAAAACTTTGATACATTCAGTTGGAATAAAGTTGCAGCATGCGCTGCTGAAATGCGTAGCATAAAGAGAGCTGAAAAGCTAGCTGAACTTAGAGAACACCTTAGGAAGCATCCATACTATCGATATCCTGGACGTGCTTTACCTAATAATGTAGTAGCGCCATTACATAAATGCTGGGGAAAAAATAGAAAGTATCATAGAGAAGGACACTGCTAATGGCTGAATTCGAATTTGGAGGTATGACCTTTAGAGGTGGCAAGATGTTTGCTATACTTACTGCACTATCAACTCTTGGTGGCGCAGCATGGGGTGGCTTCGAATTCTACAAAGACTATATGGATATGAAAGAGATTGTGCAGAATGTAGATGTCGATGAAATAGCTGCAGCAAACGAATTGCAATTACAGAAACTAGAAGATGCAATTACGTATACGCAGGAGATTAGACAAGATTTAGCTAATGATGTTTCGAGGATTGAAGGACAATTCGTTCTTTTAGAAGAACAAATACAGAGAGCAGAAAAGACTGTACGATCTTTACGTAATGATGTGTATGCTAAATTAGATACTTTTGAAGAGAGATTTAGATTAACGTTAAAAGATAATCAAGACACAATGGCAGATCTACGTGATAAGATCAGCACTAATATGGAAGACTCAGAAGCAAGAATTAAAACAACACAAAATAGTATTGGTAACACGCTTGAAGGTATAAGAAACGAAATGAATCAATTACAGAAAGATGTTACACAATCTATAAGAGAAGTTGAATCAGGTGTTCGTCAAACTGACAAAGATATTAGAAGTGATATGAAAGCATTAGATAAAGAAATCTTTGAACGTTTACAAGAGGCATTAGACAATCCACTATCGGATTAGTTTAGTTTAAACTCGTATCCAAAAACAATTCCACTAGCATCATCTTCTAAAGCTGGTGCAATATACCAATTGTCGTATGTAACTCTAGCGTATGGTATAATCTCATTATACGAATATCCAGTTACTATTGCAGCTTCTAATCCCCAATCTTCAAGTTCCCACCTATAACCAAAATACGTGCTTACTGCACTCTCTGAGTTATAGTAAGCACCAACCATATAGTCATTCCAATTAGTATATCTAACATGTGGATGTAACCAATTATATTGATCCTCCAATCCTAGATGTAATGAAATGCCTAAGGCTAATTCTATCATAACTCTTGATCATGCACATATAACTGCATTAATGCATAGTGCAATACTTTCATTAAATCTTTTCTAGCGTCAGTGCGCGTACCTTTTTTACCATAACGTTGAGCGTACTTCATAACGTTACCAATGCAAAAGCCTGTGCCATGGCCACCGTCCATGATAAACTCAGTAGCTTGAAATTTATCTTTTGAATAGTGAGAAGTATAAGTCGAATCAATATACTTTTTAAACTCTTTTATAAGATCACCTTCATTGAACTTATAGTCAATATTCTTTTCAGCAGCTTCAGCAGCGTCTGCTTCTCTCATCATACGTAGCATACCTGTGTAGTACCTTTCCTGTTTAGTATTAGCTTTTATCTTTCCCATCTATAAAATATATGCCTCCCTACTTTAGTAGTTCTAGTTTTAGTTTTTGCCCACGCCGGCCTTACATAGGTAGCGTGGTAATGTGTTGCCCCGTGAGTAAAATCATTAAAAGAACCATGATATACTCTGAAAGCAATGGCAAGAGCAACGGTATATAAATCGTTGTCGTAAGTAGGTATAATATCAGACTTGCCATCACAATACCAAGAAAACTGGCAGCGGTGCTTAACAGGGATTCTAACGTCTGGATCCCGCCAAGTTGGACGCGTAGGTCCTTGTAACACCACACCACAATACGAATTTGGGAAGCGACTATCAACAACCCTATTACGTGTAACAAGAGCAACACCTATCATTCCTTTCACTGTTTGATTTCTAGCTTCCCAATATATATTGTCCGCTATACACTTCTGTTCATTTAATGCTTCGCTTGTATCAGCTTGTACGGCGATCGGTGCCGGCATCATAATTGCCGCACATAAAACGCCTGCTTTTATTTTATTAAACATCCTGCACTCCTCAATAATTTATATTCTACCATATTTCAATTGAAATGTAAACCCCTAATTAAAATATTTTTTGAATATTTTTTAGTTGTGATTTTGGAAACCTAATAGTAATAGAAGGTAATGGTAATGTTGGTTGTGGATTAAGTGAAATTAATGTGGCCTTATGTTTTGTTAAGAAAACAATTAAATCATTTATAGACGCATTAAAGTCAATATCAAAAGTTCTGGTTATCATATTTTTCTCCTCATTAGAGTTTTAGACTACCACAAAAAAAGGGAGATGTAAACCCCCCTTTTTCTATTTTTTATTACTGTTACATTTATATCACTTTTTTCTTTTTACCTGATAAGTATTTTACTTGTTCATCATCTTTCTTACTCAACCAAGTTTTAATTACCTTTCTTAGTTTACAGAATAGCTTTGTCATCTATCGTCCTTATGAAAACAATCAAATTGTAATCCATAATATTGATTAGTTTCTACCTTTTGCCAATTGTTATTATTGGCGATTATTTCACATTGTTCTTTACTAAACAACTCTTGCATAATGTATTGGTTTCCAATGTACACCCAATCTGTTCCATCATTACCCCACATTGAAACTACTAATAGAAATTCTTTCATGATTTATCCTTATATTTATTTCTCCAAGCTTCTTCAAAAGCATCTTCTTTCTCGTACAACGGTGCTCCGTCACTTCCTGCAAACCAAAGACGTCTGAAGTAACTATTATATGATGAAAATGCTTGTTCATCACTTATGTCAATGTGGCCTTTAACTAAAAAGTATATTCTACATGCTTCTTTAAGTGTAGGCTTATCATCATCCATCAGATCCATCTTCTAATGTAGGAAAGATTCTGCTTATGGCTTGTCCACATGCAATAGCGAGTTCCATGTGTTCTTGTTGCGTGCCATTGGCTGATCGTAATTCAATATAATGTATCCAGCTTCGAATAGTTCCGTTGACGTATAGTCTAGACGGAGTGTTACCTTCTGGTAATACAGCTCTTGCTTGTTCTTTTGCTATTCCATTTTCAATAGCCCAATTGTATGCTTTCATTGCAGCATACCATACGTTTCTTTGGTGTTCTTCCCATACAGTTAATAACCTTGCATCATTTGTTTCAACACTATTCTGACGATTGCTTTCGTCTTGTAAACGTGCTTTACGTATTACAATAGAATCAGTAATATCATTGATATTAGCATACCGCTGAGAAAACTCTTGAAATGAAAACGATCTGTGTCTGAGGAGTTGTCTTGCGATGTCTCTTGTCGTTTGGATTTCGATGCAGACTGACGCCATTTCGAATGGCGACCAGTGTTTGTGTTTGATGAGATATCTAAGTAATTTCGAAGTTGTCTTCGTGTTAAGTTGGTTCGACGGATTGGAGACACGGGCGCAATACGCGATGAGATCTTGGATATTGTCTAATCCTCCTACTGATAATTCTCCGGTATGAATCCGGCTTGTCGGTTGGCTATACGATATAAGTCGAGCTTTCATTGCATTCCTTTTAATAATTTCCAAGTATGTTTCCAACAATCCACGTGATAGTTTGTACCTTTTGTATTTAACACTGCTAGTGGATAATCATTACCACCTTCATCCATTTTATCACCAAAGA